TCATTTTCTGATCTCCTCCATTCTGGACGAAGGACTTGGACATGAACTCCTCTCCTTCCGTCTTCACCCGCTCGACCATCGCATCGTATAGGAACGACAGGTCCAGCTTTCCACAGTCCCATGCCATGACCCCGCTTGCAAAATTCTTTGCGTAATTCAGATCCTGTAGCATGAGGAACCCATACTGTCCCGCTATCAGATTCTGGAAGGGCGCGTTCACCAGCGTATCCAGATCGAGGAACAGAACCTTCCCCTTGAAAATATCCTTTCTGAACAGCTCCATCTTCGACCACCATCCCGTCCAGCCGTGCTTTAATGGAACGCACTCGACTCCTTCCATAGTGAACTTCGCATCGGTCAGGCATACGAAGCGGAAGGGAGCTTTGCAGTTCCTCAGGGTCATATTATACAGTTTCTGGACATAGTCTTCCGTAAAATCCCCGCCTGTCCTATATACGCAGGCGACTGTGATCTCCGGCTGTCCGTCCGCCCGTTTGATTATGGCGGGCGGGGCTTCCCCTGAGGTGGGAATGTTCGCCAAGTCTTTTATTCTTTCAGCCACCTGGAACGGGACTGCGTGCTTGGTGTCCTCTACAGCATACCAGTTGTCCCTCGCTACCGGGGGACAAGCGTTCCACCAGAACCCCTTATCGAAGTATTGGTTCCAGAACAGAAGAGTGGGCGTCCCAAATCTTACCGCCATCATCGTCAGCCCGCTGGGGAATCCCGTGACTGCCTTGGCGTTCCTCAGCAGTCCGAACGCCTGCTCCAGCGTAGTCTTGCCCGTGAGGTTGATATATGCTTCCGGGACTTTTCCTACCAGTTCCAGATCCAACGTATTCTTGTCCCATTCGGCCCCCACCAGTACGATTTTCAATCCCGTGAGCTTGTGAAGCCGGATAAGCATGTCGTGGATCTTGGCTATGGGAAACTCTCCTAGCCATTTTGCATACATGCCGTGAGGAACAAAGTATGCCACAATATATTCCCCTCCCGCCTGCGTCCGTATGCTGTCCGCGTATCTCTGTTCCTCCAAGGACTCGAACATGGGGAACATCCAGTCCGCCGACCACTGCCTGTCTATCATGTCAAGGGACGTACCCACGCGCAAGTGGCCGTTGAATGCTAGGAAGTAATCGCATCCCGCCACATTGCTGAACAGCCTGCGCCCCTCCTTCATATAAGCCTCCTGGAATACGGGGGACCTGAAGTCATGCAGTCTATATCCTCCCGCATGGACGAACGGGCATCTCTTGACATACTCGATGCTCCTGTCCTTATTTCCGTCCGAGGAGATAAGAACTTCAGGCATTCCCAGCCCCCTGCTCTCGCAGAAGGAACGCATTTTCACCAGGCTCCAGTATATGTCGCCTATGCCGGGGGGAACCAGTATCGATACGCGCTTCTGCTCCGGCTTTGTCATGTCGAACGCCAGCTTGCCGGGTATCGGATTTGAAACTTTTATTTTAACGAAGCCCGCATCCTCAAGCATTCCTTCCATATAGGACGCTGTAGGCATCCAGATATGTTCGATCTTCTTCCAGTGGTGATTTACCTTTTCCGAATGAAAATCGGGAAGCTCCAGTATCGCCCTTCCTCCGGGCTTCAGTATGCGGAACATTTCGTTCAGCATGGCCTGGGGATTGAATACATGCTCTATCACGTCGAAGCTGGTGAGGAGGTCGAACTCGTCTGTTGGAAAATGAACGCTCTCCAGCGTCTTCCTGTATACTGCGGACTTGCCAGCGTCTCCCAATTCGACTCCGTCCGCTACTGCTCCCGCGATTACGCACTTGGAGAGGAACGCGCCGTTCCCGCTTCCTATGTCGAGAACCCGCTTCCCGTCCAGATCCATCCGGTAGTGGGATATGCGCTTGCCCGCCACTTCCAGATCATGCTCGTAGGTGTGCCCATACGCGCCCGCGTGATACTCTATGGAGTAATACTTGATAAGCTCTTCCGGGGACATGGAAACGTGCTGTCTCTGCAACCCGCACCGGGAGCATTGCAGGACGGGAATGCTGTTCACAGTCTTCTGGCTGTATCTCGCCGATCCGCACACGCATTTTTCAAGCAGGGTATTCATTTAGCGCCTCCTCAATGGACATCTTCGGGAACAGAGTCAGCGAACTTTCCGGATTGGCGTTTATCACTCTCACCCCCGCATTCTCGCAACCCGCCTTCACATGCTGGAACTGTTCCAGGAATGTCACATAGTTCTGGTCTGTGGGAGGGTATACCATATTCGGATAGTAGTTAGTGGCGACCGTCTTGCCCTCGGCTTTCCTGTTGTGCATGTCGAACCCCAGGAGGACTATCGTGGACGCGCCCAGCAATACCGCCAGATTGATCGCACATGCTCCCGAGTTCCCGTTCCATGCAAGAGTATCGGGACTGGATGAAAATCCATTTCCCAGCCTCTTGCATATCCTGACATGTCCTTCAAAGTACTGATGGCACAAGTTGTTGGTCACTCTTACTCCCTCGTAGGACAGGAAACCCGGAACCCATCCTTCTCCGGGGACTTCGACTGACCTGTGCCCATGCTTGTGCCACCAGTGGGAATCGCCGAAAAAACATACAGGCACGATTTCCTTCCCATGCCTGTATGCGTCGTTCACTCCTACCACTCTTTTGCCAGCAAGCCTGGAAAAGTCGAAAGAGGAAAGCGACGGACCGCCACCCAGGAGGTAAGCCGTTCTCCCCTTCCAGACATTTGGAATGTTCCAGTACTGTGGCATCTGTCTTTCTCCCTACTTGCTACGTCTGCGGGATTTTGGCTTGGATATGCGTTCTTCCTGCTCCTTCTCTTCCTGCTCGACAGCGGGGATAGCCTTTTTCGGCGTTTCCACAGAGATTGCCGGGGTCTCAATGCGTTCCCCCTGTTCGACTTCGTCAACTATGGTCTGAGGCGGGGATTTACGCTTTGTGGGCTTGGGATCTTCTACGGGGACATCCTCTGCCTTCTCCACCGGGGTGAACTTGTTAATAAAAATCTTATCCAGAGGCCTGTCCGACTCGACTGCCTGTCCCTTGGTGTATACTTTGCCCTTCTCCGTGTGCTTTCCTGCTACTACTAGGAACTTCATCTTGATCTCCTGTTTTTGAAAATATGCGGGCACCGTAATTGATGCCCGCACTCGTTATGGTTAAACGAATCGCTGGCACGTCAGACTAGCTGGCGTGACATACTCCGCACTTGCCGTCCTGGTCAGCTCTGACCTGCGGGACGTTGATCGTGAGGGGCTTGAAGAGCATTACCATTCCGCCCTTCTCTTCCCACTGGATGGTCTGGAGCGGAAGCGCCTCGACCATGCGAACTGTCTCGACTGCCATCGAAACCAGAACCACGTTGTCAGCCGCGAGCTTGTCCGCGACCTTGACGTCCTGGATTCCGGCAACCTTCAGGATGCGTTCCCTGATGGTGAAGTCGCCGTTGGCCTTGAAGTCGTTGTCAAGGATGGCTTCGTATGCGGTCGGAACATACAGGACGTATGGACCGAACTTACCGTCATTGATCAGCGCCTGCTTCATGGAGATGACTGTGGCGAGGATCGTGGCTCCTGTGGCTGCCGAATGATCCCAATGCGTGCCTATCGACAGCGTATTCCTGCTGGGGTGATCGCAGTAGCCGTAGATGGTCCCGCCACCGTAGGTGTAGGAACTCGTGCCACGGAACAGGATCGTTTCCAGCTTGTCCGCGATCTTGATACCGCACAGGGACGCCATGCGAACGTCGAGGGGCTGTCCAGTCTTCCTGGAGATATTGAGCGCCCTTACGTTGACCTGGAAGTCCTTGTAGGTGATCGGGAGCGGGAGATACTTCAGGTCGTATTCCGGCCTGTCGTTGTTCGACGGGTTGAGCCCGTCCATGCTCATGTCCGCGTCGTTGATGTCGTTGGTGTCTTCGTATTCCAGAACAGTCTGCGCCAGACCCGTGCCCGGACGATAGACGAGATTCCTGGAGAGAAGATCCGCCACGCCTACAAGCCTGGACTGGACGGCTTCCACTACTGCTGTATCGTAGTGCTTCCACTCGTCCTTACGGAGAGTGGCGTTGGTCGCAATTTCCTGCGCCCTGCCGTTGACCGTGATGTAGGACTTGTCTATGGTCTCATAGAATTTCTGTTCGTTGACTTCGAGCTTGTCGAAGTCTTCGAGGGACAGAATCCTGTTACCGTCGCGGATGTCCTTCTTGAACGGGACGCTGAACGGGCGAAGCACGCCCAAGTCCATGTTGCAAGCGAGGAGCTTTTCAGCGACCGAGCCTGTTGCCTTTCCATTGAATATGCCTTCCATGATATTGTTCTCCTTTTGTTGGAAGGTTTAGAGAATCTCGACCTGGATGCGACCTGACGGGTCTGCTCCTGCGGAGCCGGACATGTCAACCGCTTCCATTGCCACGCCTACGACCGCGTCCGCGTATTCAGCGACGCCCGAGGATGCCGCAACCAGCTTGGCAAGCCTACCCGCCCCGTTCGATACGAGGAAGTCACCGACCGCCACGTTTTCACCGTCAGCGAGAAGAGCCAGAACCACGTCACCCCTCTGCGGGAATACGACCTGCATCCTGTTGGTGGACGAATAGTTCTCCGTGATCTCCTTGCCCTGAAGCTCGTCTTCAATCGCGAACATCTTCTGGCACGTTCCACCAGCTGTTCCGTGTGCGATCGCGGTGTTGGCTACCGAGGTCCTCTTGAGGAGCATTCCGGGGGTGACAGTCCCGCCCGCTATGAACTCCTTCTGCGTCGTGCATCCCTGCACCTTGATTGTCTTGATGGCCATTTTTAATTCTCCTTATGTTGAATTTGTTGGCCCTAGTGTCTACTTCTTCGGAAAGAGCGGAATCGGATCCATGCCGGTCACGGCGGGAACCTTCGCGCTGTTCTGTACGTCCTGCTTTCCACCTGCCTGCGCGGAGAAGTCAGCTTTCTTCTCTTCCTTCTTCGCGGGAGCTTCCTGCTGGGCGAGATTGGCAAGGAGGTCCAGCTCGTTCATGCTCTTAGCCTTCAGCATCTCGTCCGTGAACTTGTTGTGCTTGTTGGCCTTAATAGTCGCGATCTTGGCGTCTCTCTTCTCATTGAACGCCTTAACGCCCTCCTCGATCATCGGCTTGACGTCGGCGGGGGCGTTGGCGAGAACGTCATCCAGCGTCTTGACCTCGACCTTGCCTTCCCTCATCGCGTCCTTTTCAATACGGCCGAACTCCTCGTCGCTGATGTTCGCGAGGAACTCCCTGTGTCCCTCCGTCCAATTGCCCTTTGCAATCACGGCGGATACCTTTTCCATTCTGTCCATTGAAACCTCCTTACTTGTTGGTGTTATGGACTGTTCTGTGTTTCCTTCCATTGCTTGATTGAATTCCTTTGCCCGTTTCATGGTAGCGGATCTGCATAGCTCATCCTTTGGAACTTCGTGATCAAAGTTACCGGAACCAGGACCTCCGTTGGCCTCCAGATCCTGATTGACCCTGTTCAGTCCCGCACCGTCCGCGATACTGCAAGCTCCCTTCTCGTCGGGCAGTATGGCGAGATGGTCTGGCTTGTGACTCGTAGCCACACCCCTGTACTTCTTGCCGTTCTGCTCACCCTCCCCGCTCTTCACGTCCGTACGCAGTCCGGTTGACACCTCCACAATCTGTCCGCTGTTGACCATGTCATAGGTGGACTTAGAGAGCTTCTTCAGCCTGTCCTCCTCCATCCATGCCTCACCCTTCAACCTGCCGTCCTCATACTTCGTATTGAATATCTTCCCCACCACAGCCTTCGCCCAGTTCTCCGGAGTATTGGCGGACATGAACTTTCCCATACCGTCCTTCGGGTGGCGGATTATCACGGGACGTCCGTTCCATTCGGAAGCCGTGTCCTTCAGATCCTCCTCCTTATAGAGAAGAGAATTGACCACGCCCTTGACGATCATCACCATCGGAGCAACAAGATATTTCACACCGTCCAGCACTTCCTTCCTGGCGAGAGTGGCATTTCCCGTTATCGTCTGCTCATAGTCCGCACATACGCCGTCGGAGTTGAAGGCAAGAATAGGCTCCTGTTCGGCCTCGTTGGCTTTCAATTGTGGGAACAGCTTGGAAGGAGTATTGTCCGAAACGTATTCCTCCATCCGCTTGACCTTCTCCAGCGTCGTCACGTCCAGCACCACACCGCCGTCCTTGTCCAGACTGTAGTCTATGCTGAAGTTTTCGCTGAAGTATTCCGTATTCATCGGGGATGGACGGGGCTCGCCATTGAAGTAGATACAGCCGTCTGTCATGTCCTGCACATACACGAGCGTATTGGGAAATGCGGACTGGAGAGCTTCTCGCGCCTGATTCATCTTGTCAGTCATGCCTCCGGATACTGCGTTAGCCTTGACGGGCTTCTCTTCCCCCGTCGCCTTCTCCGCTCTGATATATCCCGTCTTCTTGTTGTCCTTCATCCACTTCTTCGCCTGCTCGAACGTGAACTTCTTCGCGTCGAACCTGTAGGCCTGGGTTTCGGTCTTCTTGCTTCCCTTTCTGATCCCGAGGACGATGGATACGCCGGGAGCTATCTCCTTCCTGGCATACTCTCCTCCCTCGAAGTTGACGGGAGCTATCATTCGGAATGCGTGTTCATTGGGATACGGCATTGTCATTTCCTCCAACTGTTATATGTATTGTATTACGCATATTTTTCCGCCTCGTCCACGTCTATCGCGTCCTTCATGCGGTCCTCGTCCACTACCGGGAGGGCCACACATCTGCATTGCGGGTGAAGGGGGATCAAGTTCTGTATGGCGTCCAGCGTGAATATCTTGCCTTGCAGATCGTCACATCTCTCGCATACCCGATCATCCCCCGCCGTACTCCATTCCGCCATGACTGTCACGCCGTACACTCCCGCTTCCCTGTACGAGTTTACCAAGCCTTCGTGATGGGCGCGGATCGTTTCCGTCCTGGCTATCATGTTCGCCCTGTTCCTGGGAATATCTATCTGCTTCACAAGATCGCGGGCCATCGCCATCGGTCCCTCTCCGTCAGCCATGCCCTGTGCGAAAGTCTGTGACATCTTCGTTCCCATCTCCCTCGTTATTCCCTTTAGGTTCTCGTACGCCCTTCCGTACAGTATGGCTATCCTGTCGCTGTGGACAGGAAGTTCCCACAGGGACGATATGAACTTACCTTCCTGCAAAGTGCCTTTCATTCCCGATCTCTTCATTTCCTTCTCCGCTCTCGCCAGCCCCGCCTTGTATGCGGACTGGACGTATATGTCGGTCCAGCGTCCCGTGGAAGTGATCATCCTCTGAGGACCGTGGTATGCTGTGAGAACCCCTTCCTGGACCATCTGGTCGACCCACTTGCCAAAGTCCTCTATCTTCCTGTCCGACTTGGTGAACACCTGCGTATTCCTGTCTATTCTTGCATTCTGAACTACAGAGGGCCGTCCTATGGCGAACATGTCCTTCCTGCCCACCTCTTCCAGTATCATCCGCTTGACGTATGCGAACCGCTTCTCCATCTCGCGGACAAATCGATTGCGGAGAGCAAGCGTCCTGGTGGGATCGTTCTTCGCGATCTCCCTGGACTTCTTCCTATACTCTGCTTTGTTGCATACGCACTTCATTGGACTATGCTCCTTCCGCGAACGGCTTGGATACTGTATAAGTGATCTCCTCTTCCGGACCGAACGTTTCCTTCCGTCCATCATCAAACGTAACAAATGCTGTCCTTCCGGCTCCACGTTCCGACTCACTGGACGATATGGCAGATATGGATTCCAGTTCGTCCTTGACAAGTATCCTGGATCCCTTACCCAGCACAGCAACAGCGTCATCCGTCTGCTCCCTCATGGCCAGATCATATCCAAATACTTTGGTATGGATCAGAAACGCCTGCGGATAGTATGTCAGGGACTTTTCAAGGGACTTCAATCTCTTGATCTCGTCCTTCTTTCCCTGCGCCCATTTCAATCTGGCTGGAGTGTTCTTTCCTTCTGTCTTGGACAGTTCGTTTCTGATCTGCTCCATCTTGGAAGAGATATGTTTGGAAGTCTCTCCCATGCCTCTCGGATATCCTGGATGATTCCAATTCCCGCTTCCCGGTCCCCCATTTACTGCTATATCGTCGTTTTCCCCGTCAGAAACAGGCTTTGCCGCGCTTTCGCCACCTTCCCCAGACTCTGACCCGTCCCCGCCTGATTTGGGCGGATTCGGGCTGTTGTCGTCCTCTCCTTCTTCCTGTCCGTCCTGCACCTCTACTGCGTTGTCCACGATATGCTGGGCTTTCTCGTCCGCTATCCCGCAGAACGTGGTGAGGAAGTCGAACAGCGTTACGGAACTTTCAACTGTCGGGTTGGCGAAATACGCTGTCAGCGCGTCCGCCCACTTCTTTCCCTGCTCCGCCTGCTCTGACATCGTAAGAGCGTCCAAATCGGGCCAATCTATATATACTGTTTCGGACGGAGGAAGGACTTCTGCTTTCTGAAGAAGCGTTATCATTTGGAGCAGTACGAACGGCCCGGCGTAGTTCTTCCTGCGCTCGTCCACCCTGTCGTTCCAATGGTCGTCGTCCTGGCTTCCCGCCAGCTTGCCTTCTTCCGTGCCAAGCAGAATCCTCTTTGGTATGCCGCTGACCGCCGAGAGCGTCTGAATGTTTATGCTGAATACGCTGTTGGGATCTGCTATGTTCGGGGACAACGGCTTGACGTCCGTGCCCTGTAGCCTCAGGTATCTGTTCATCCCGTGGACATATTTTTCTATTTCGTCCTTCATCGTATCCAGCGTCTGAGCCGTGGGGTTGGCTAGGGGATCGAGATTGAAGGAGAATCCGGGGAAGCCCCCCCTCCAGAACATTTCAGCAGATCCGCCCAGTATCATGTCCAGCCTCTGGAGAGTATTGAACGCATTGCGCATCCTGGACACGCCGTACACTTCGCTGTCCTCCCTGTTCTCCGCAAAGTGAACGCACCTCGTCCAATGCGCGATGAACGAACTCGAAACGCCTGTGGAGGAGGACGTGTCGCTGGTCTTGGTCAGCGTGTAGGTGAGGGGAAGTCCGTATCGGGGGCTTGAGGAGTCAGTTTCGTATGTTTCAATCATCGCCTGATCCTGCATATAGGGACGAAGGAACAGGAGCTGTGACGCCTTGGCTTCATTCTTTGCATCGTCTATCGTCTTCACATCGTCCATGCCCATATACAGTACGCCGTACGATCCTATTCCCGACAGCCTGTCCGCCCTCATTATATAATGGAATACGGGGATGGCTTTTATCAGCTCTTCCCATGATTTTTCAAATGCCGTGATCTTATTATCCATCGTCTCATATACGGAAGGGGGAATCTTCCAGCACGCGTCGGGATACGCGTTGGTCAGCCTATAGCCAAACTCGCCCCGCTCGTACTGAGCCTTGAAGTCCTTTATGTCCAGCGTCGTCTTATACCCCAGAGCAGTATACAGATCCCTGCTTCCCTCATACATCTTGCCCAGTTTGGATATCAGAGCGGTCCTTGTCTGGATCTCGCTGTTGATGGACAGGAAAATATCCCGCATCTGCTTTTGCACAGGAGCGGAATTCATTATCTGCTTCATGTCTGTCTTTTGCTTTACCATACTCCCACCTTCCTAGGTTGTACTGTTTCAAACAGCTTGTTGAACGCTCCCGAACTCGCATCCACCTGGTCCTTGTACTTGCCTACCGGGAAAGCAGAAAGCTCGTCCAGATAGGCTTTGTTCCACAGCGCACGCAACAGGAGAACGTTTCCCGCTTCCATCTGGGCGGAGTAGGGAAGGGCTCGGGTAGATTTGTCGCCGGTGACGGATTCGGCATGAACGTCGAAACCCGATAACATCCGGACAGTCCGCTGGGCGGACTCCTTCCCTCCCGAGCCACCTTCCTGCTCCAACCATATGGAAACCTGCTTGCTGTCCAGTTCGGCAGTCTGCTTTATCAGCTTTTCCCTTGCGTCGTAGGAAAGCTGTTCCCTCTTCACATCGGACACGCATACGCGCCCATCCTTCAGCAGGTGCATTCTGACGCCTGCTGTGTAGCATCCCCGTCCCTCGCTCCCCGCCTTGTCCCAATAGCGGACAGACCTAACTACCCCTAGTGGAAGGGCGTCTATTATCCGGGAGCATTCAGTTTTGAACAGCTTGCCTTCCCTCGGTATGGGATTCTGGTCATATTGCCCGCTGTACCCGTAAGCTCCCAAGTCTATCCGGGCCTCTTCGCACACCTTTCTGCTTATACGTACGGGGTCCAGGAAGCCGTCCACATAGTTGTCCGCCAGCTCTGCCGGAAGAGCCCCCTCCGGCCTGTCAGCGGGCAGACATATATGTTTTGTCGTCCCCTTGTTCTTGGCGAGCTGATGCCCCGTAGGATCGTCCGTGTGGAGCCTCTGCATGATCAGGACGAGGGGAGTGTTTTCCTTGTTGACCTTTCGCTGGGACAAAGTGCTGTCCATCCAATCCGCAGCCCCCGCCAGCTTTATGTCGCTGACCGCTTCCTTTGGATTGAGCGGATCATCTATAATGATAATATGACCATGCATTCCCGTGACTGCCCCACCTACTGAAGTGCTAAACCTCTGCCCGTGCAGGGTGTTCTTAAAATTTGATTTGGTGTCCTCGTCGTCCTTCAATACTATTTCAGGAAAATACTTCCGATACAGGTCGGATCGTATGATGTCGCGGGCCTTCGTGCTGTGATCCAATGAGAGGGGGGAACTGTAGGAGCCGTTTATCACCCGGATAGTAGGATCCACCGTCCATATCCACGGGACGAACATGATGGAGCATATTGTGGACTTAGTGGATCCCGGAGGAATGTTTATTATCAGATCATGAAGTTTGGGCTGGCGCTCGATCACGCGGAACCCCAGGGCCTGCATCTCGTCGCATAGGAGCTTGATGTGCCAGTTCCAAACCGGATCTTCACTTATGATCGAAGACCAGAACTCGCGAACGAAAAAGTAGAAGCTCCTTCTACACCTTTCGGCGCGGAGTTCGTGCTGTGGTATCTGAAGAAGCCTGGTGGACATGGGAAGCACGGACAGTTTACGCGGTGCGGTCATGTCTGTCCTCCTTGTCGCTGTTGGATAGGCGCTTCTGAATCTTGTTCTGTATGTCGTCCAGCGCCTGAAGCTCCCTGTCGGACATGTTCGCCAATACGGCTTTCACATCAAAATTGTTCGTCGTGTTGTTCGTGGTGTGGGTCATGCTGTTCATCTGGATCAAGCCGGGAGCGTCCAACCTTCTCGCCCACCCGAACTTGTTCTGCATGATAAACTGGTAAAGGGACGCGTTGAAGAACTTGTTCTGCATATTGACCCGCCCCGACCTGACCCAGTAGGCTTTTGCAACATGGGAGCATTCGTCCACCAGCGCCTTGAATTCGGGATGCTCTTCCTTCCAGCGGTCATACATTCCCTTGGATATCCTGAGCTCCACGAACATTTCGTCCTCGCCTATTCCACGGGCGCTGGCTTCGATGACCCTTGCGAACACTATAAGCGGATTATATTTGACCTTGTCCAGATCGGTCACAGTATCCGCCACCAGATCGCCGAGAGTTTCGGAGGGGCACTTGTCGGATATGATGCAGAGCAGGACGGACAGAAGGGACGGATCTATGGACAGCTGGCGCTCGGCGGACTTGTCTGCCAGCTCACCGGTAGCCTTGATCAGCTTGCCTGATCTTGTGCCACCACTAGGCGTGAACAGCTTTCCCCCGCTCTTTGTGGCGCACCCAGTTAATTTAATCCCTCTTCTCATACCCCCATAGCTCCCTGTTCCGTATTATGTTCTCCCGCTGTATCTACTATATGGGCTGGCTGTACTGTACGCAATAGCCGGGAAGAGCTAGTTTTGAAGTAGGTTAAATATTTTTAGCGGGAAGGGAGATATGGTTTTGGGGATTTTACAAAATTGGAGGGGGTTGTAAGGCCGGACAGCCCCCGCATGTATCCGGCACTTGAATCTGGATTGTTCTCATTTCCCCGCCTTTTCCCTTGCGTGGTTGTAGCCCTCTTGGAAAAATCTTGCTTCTCTTTGATATTCATTTATTCGCTTCTTTGCAATTTTGGAATACTCTGGGTCAAGTTTAATGCCTATGAAATTGCGGTTGGGGTTTTTACAAGCGACTCCAGTTGTTCCTGAACCCATACAGTTATCAAGAACCGTTTCATCTTCGTTGGTGTAGGTTTTGATTAGGTATTCAAATAGAGCAACGGGTTTTTGAGTGGGGTGGACTGCTTTATTTCCTGTAACATTTGCAAATTCTAAAACATTATGCGGAACTGCACCTTGAGTAAATCCTTTGCGTTCATGGGTTCACCTCTGTTTTTGTTTCTTCAAAAGTCTGTCCTACTTCTTCCAGCCACCTCTTCACCTGCGAAGAAGAAAGTTCCGACGGGTCCTTTTTCCCTTCAGGGAAGTCCGCCACTACCGTCTCCACTCCCAGACTGTCCAACCTGTACGCCAGCTTCAGCGCCCGCTTTCTTTCCGTCGCACCACGATCCAGCGCCACCGCTACCCGTTTGAATTTGGACAGGAGGCTCGTCTGCTTGGACGACACTTCCATTCCGAACGACGCGACAGCCCTGCCGGGACCGAGCTTCCACACGCTGGGAACTCCCTCCACCAGCACTACAAAGGGAAAGGCGAGCCGGCTCGCCTCATCATATCCGTACAGGACGTCCTTGATGCTGATTTCCTCCTCCCTTTCATTGCAGGCCAGATACCTGCGTTCCGACTTGCCGGTCACGTCCCTGGTCTGGAACGTCACTATCCTGCCCCTGTAGTAGACGGGAATGAAAATCCGATGCTTGTACGGACCGAGAATATCTGTCGCCATGAGGCCCCAGTCCTTTTCGAGAGCGCCGGGACGGAATCCCCTTTTGGCTAGATACTTCCTGTGGCGCTCCTCCATCCTGTGCAAGCCGGAGGGAAGGGAGCAGGACTGCTTCATCCGTTCGATCTTTCTAGGTTCGCTCCTGACCACAGAATCGTACTGCTCCATGACCGATTTAGCTTCCCGGAACGAGATCGAGGACAATTTCATTATCACATCGACAGCGGGATGCCATCCGCACTTCCAGCAGTTGAAGTGCCCGGACGACTTGTTATATCCCAAATGCTTCTCCCCCTCAGGACAGAATGGACAGGCTACAGTTATCCAGCCGGGGGTGTTCTGCTTCACTCCCGTGACCAGCCGTATGTTGTTGTCGAACGCATACTTTTCAAAGTCGAACATGTTTCCTCCTCGCCATTTCCGCCAGCGTCTCCTTCATTATAGACATTTCAACCTTCTGTCCCTCTAGGATCTTCGAGACCACGGCCTTCTTCTTTTCCAGGGACTTCGCCATATCAATATCGATCGTGTCGCGGGCTATCATGTAGTAGCAGGACACGGGATTCTTCTGCCCCATGCGGAGGGATCTGTCTTCCGCTTGCTCGTGCCATGCGGGAACTGCAAACAGCTCCACAAACAGAACGTCGGAAGCCGTGAACAGATTAATCCCCTCCTTCGCACTGGACGATCCAATGAAAAGTTTTACTTTGTCATTATCCTGGAATCTGGACTGCACCGTCTTCCTGTCCGCTTCCTTCGTGCCCCCGTACAGACTGACGCAAACTTTGGAATACCTGGAAATCAGAGACTCCACCACTTCCCGGTGATTGGCGAATACGATTAGCTTCCTTCCCGTCTCCAGGAAGTTGTCGATCCATTCTACCGCGGATTCCAGCTTCCCCCTGCCCGCAAGCATACGAAGAGCGGACATCTTGACCAGCGCCTGCGCCCGTTCTGCGGACACGACCTTCTCAATGCCCTGATCCGCTATCCACTCCATAAAATTCGCTTCGGCGGAAATATATTCGCCCTCATTGGACAGGGTGACGGGGAGATCCGTCCTCGTCTTGTCGGGAAGCTCAGGCAGTACGTCCTTCTTCAGCCTTCGTATCATCACAGACTCCACAAGTTTCTGATGTAGCTCGTCTGTGTTAGAGGCCCCGTCAAACTTTACGCCCCAGGGCGACTTCTTCGCTCCGCAGTATCTCCAGCCAAATGAAAATCGGTTATCGAATAGGTCAGGACGCAAAAGATTCAGAAGAGTAAAAAACTCCATCGGACGATTCAGGATGGGAGTTCCCGACAGTCCTATCACTTTGTCCACTCCCTTCGCTATCTTCTTTGCACACTCTGTCCTTTGCACCTGAGGATTCTTTAGGTAATGCACCTCATCGAAGATTATCGCTTTCCACATGCCTTGCGCGGTCGTCCACCTACGGAGGAGGTCGTAATTGATAACAACTATGTCCGCACGCTGTTTTGCGGTAAGCGCCACGGCAGACACCACAGAAACGGTTCTCCTCGGGAGACGTCTCTTAATCTCTTCCTGCCAATTCCACTTGACAGGAGCGGGACAGACTATCAGCGCGGGAAAGGATTCCGTAAGTTGCAGATAGGCGAGGGCCTGAATGGTCTTACCCAGCCCCATGTCGTCCGCAATCAGCGCCCGACCCTTCTTTGCAATGACAAAACGAACACCGTCCGACTGGAAGGGGCGAAGGGCACATTTTAGTCCTCGGGGACGGAGCAGGGGACTTTGATTAGGAATCTCGGACCTGTAGGAGAACACCTCCTCCAGTTTTCTTTCCATTTCGCGAATAATAGGAGAGATTTCATCCATGGCGCGAACAATCAGGAACCCGGAAGGGGTTCCTCCCCGCTTTGCTATCTCCACCATTCTGTGGCATAGTTTGCAGTAGACGGGGATTTTACCGTTCTTTTCCATATTGAGGATAACATCCCTGGCATAGGACGTTGTCCTCTTCATGGGTTCCAGGATGCTCGTGTGTTTCATCTACTCCTCCGAATATTCCGCCCAGCCGGTCGAGGTTTCGTGGACTCGGACGGATTCCACTTGCACGTCGGAATTGGCCCTGATCATCGAGTCCTTTATCATCTCGAACAACACCCTCGCCATGTTCTCCGCCGTAGGATTACCTCGAATCTCCCGGACCTTCCTATAGCTCCTATATAGGTCGATCAAATTGGAATGGAGACTGCTTACTACGAGGGCATGATCCCACTCCTCAATCATCGGGACGACCCAAGACTTGACCAGTCCGAAGTCCGTGACCATGTCATCTGCATTTAGGGTTTTTGACTTCAGTACCACCTCGAAGACATAAGAGTGCCCATGGATACAGTCCGTACAGCATTTGGAATGGGCAGACTCCAGAATGTGTGCAATCTCCGCCTTAAATTGCTTTCGT